CTCCACGGGTCTAGTAAATCTTTCTGATAATTAGTGTTAAGTATTTCTTTTTGTTGCGCTTTGCTCAAGTAATCATCTTTACTCCCTCCTTTATCCCAAACACTAGAATCATCTCTAAAATGTCCAATTTTTCCATCACTTCTGTTTTCTTCTTGGAAAGCACTTTGAACAAAGTCCATTGCATATTTTATTTCGATATGAAGAAAAAATCCTTCAGGATTAGGACCTGTAAATGTATCAACTCTTTTCACAGCGTAAATTGAACCTTCACCTTTTTCAAGTTCTGTAGGATCTTTTTTAAATGCATCTTTAAATGATACGGGTTCTTCTTTGTACACTACTGGTTCATCATCATCTTCTATGTAATAATCATCAATATCATCACCTTGTCTTTCGGTTTGAGGAAATAAATAATCTAAATAATTATCCCATTTATCATCGAATCCTTCATATCCGCTTTCTTCTTGATAATAACCAGCTATTAATTTACCAATATCTGAAGCTGGTTCATCAAAATAATCGGCTACATCTTCAGCATCTTTCCAAGTTGCAGCTGCTTTCATAAAACTAACTATTTCTTCATCTTCATAATCATCAAAACCATTTTGTTCTTGCATTATGCTATATACTTCACCGGCTAGATTATCATCTTTAACTTCAGGAAATTTTATTTGAAAATCTTCCCATGAAAGATCACTTGAGTTTTCAGCTTCTGAGATTAATTTGCTTTGAGTAGTAAGTTTGTTTTCTACTAAAAATTTCCTTAGATCAAAGTTTTTCATTATGCTCTTAATATATCGTTAATAATATTGTCTAAGTTAAAATACTTAGGTACTTTGCCTTTACCTTCATTTAAAGATACCGGGTTCATAAATGCACCATGTGTAGATGGATTAGATACAAAATCCCAGCATACTAATTCGAAATCAGGCTGTACTTCTAAATGTCCTTCGTTTGTTTGTTGAACTGATCCGGTACCTCTAGATGATATACCAATAGTATGACCAGCTTTTATAATTTCTTTTACTATATTACCAGCAGGGGTATTTAATAGCTCTACCTTACCCATTAAGTCATCACCATCCCAATATAGTTCTTTTACTATGTGAGAAGCGTTTTTTAACGAGACTACGGGCGTTTCAGGATGATCTAACTCTCCAAAAGCATTTCCTTTTTTGACGAACTCTTTCACGTATCTTTCCGCTTCTCTCTTAAGAAGATCTTTACTGTATACTCTACCGTTTTGATTCTCTGCTGAAGCTCTTTGCATTACTCCTTCAACTTCAAATACACCAGGCTTGGTTTTTGATTCTTTTAAGGTAGGTTTAAATGGTGTTACGTCTACTAATAATTGTGCCATATTTTTATCCAATTAAATCTTGTCTTCCTATTGCTTTAAGAATAACTTCTGATCTTTTATCTAGATCTTGATAAGCTGCGTCTTCTTGATTAAATTCGGCAGCACCATCTATTATAGCTTTTACAAATTCAGCTATAGATACTCCATTATTATCAGCAGCTATAAATTCTTGTATAGCTTGTGAAGCTAATTGTTCATTAACTATAGTTTTATTTTCAGTTAAAAATTTTCTAAGGTCAAAGTTACTTTTCATTTTTATTTTTTCTTTTCGTTAATACCAAAAATATTCTTCTTAGGGCCTTCTTGAGCTATAGGTAATGACCTAACTGGTTTAATATTAGGTAAATTTAATCCTCCTGTAAAGTTATTTTTCATAACAGGTCTTAAATCTTTTTTGAATGCGCTTTCGATAGCTGGAGCTAAAAATCCTCCTACTTTTAATCCCTCGTCATTTTTTATTTCTCCTAACTTATCGTAAACTTTTTGTATCTTTTCTCTAGTTCTTTCGTAAAATGATTCTATATCGTTTACTACATTTTGAAGATCGATAACTGATTGTTTCATTCCTGCAAAGCTTTCATAGTCATCAGCTATTTTAGCTAGTTGATTAGTAGCTGCTTCTTCAATCATATCATCTTTTAAACTTTTTTTAATAATGCTCTTTATAGCTTCTTTAAGTTGTTCAGCTTCATTCATATCATCTTTGAAACTCAAAGGGCCTGTTACTGCATCTTTATCTTCATCATCTGCTAAGTCTTTTAAAAACTCTAATGCTCTTTTTAATTTAGGGTTTGCAAATAAAGCAGGCTGTTCTTTATCATCTACTTGATCTACAAACTGTAAAATAGATTGAGCCATAGTTTTAGGATTTTTTACCGTATTGTTTATCTGAGTCATAGTAGTAGAAGGAATTTCATATTCATCTACTCTATCATAATTAGCATCTACAAAAAGGTCAAAATAAAATACAGGGTCTTGATTAAAGTCTCCATCCATTATATCTTTATTGTGAGTTTTGATATAATCTTTTATTAAAGTATCTATACCTGGTATCTCTCCATATTTTTCTTTAATCTTACCGATATGAGATGCTAGTACTTCTTTCAAAACTTTTCTTGTATCAGCAGCTCCGCCTGTATAATTACTTGGAGTATCAGTTTTGAGCCTACCCTTCCTATCAACATTCATTACTTCATCTTTACCCATGGCTTTTTTTATAGCTTTATCTTTTGCAGCCAAATAGTCGTCTGAATCTATATCTCCGTCTCCGTCATGATCTTTACCTTTTTCTTCTGATAATCTAACTACAGCTTTAAGTATTTCTTTTAATTTACTGAGCTCTTCACCAGTAACTGGGTCTTTATCATGTCCCAATCTTGCTACAAAATTTTTTATAAAATCTATATTATCGTCATCTATGTAAAATAAATCGCCTTCTTTGACTAATTTATCGAGATACTTAGCCTGTCCTGCATGTCCTTTCGAAGATTTTTTTAAGGACTTAATCATATCTTTTAATTTCTTCTTATCACCTTTAGGTAATTCAACTTCTTCGTTCTTTTTTCTTTTGTGACCGTGATGTGAAGATGTAATAACTTCTAATTCGTTTATAGGTATATTTTTTACTGTCTTACTTCCTTCTTTAAAAAATACATCGTAATGAGTTACTGTTCCATCTTCTAATAAGGTATGCTCTCCTTCTAAACAAATACCATGTCCATATTTTTCATGTAGTACATGATTAGCACAATCGTGCTCAATTTCTTTCTCTTCGTCTTTTTTGTTAATAGTTTCCTTGATATAATTGACAAGGTTCTTTTTAAACATTTTTAATGCTTTATTTCCTTCTTCTTCATCTTCATGTTGAAAAGCATCTATAGCAGACATTAAGTCTTGATTAGGAGTATGATAATTTACATCTTCTAAAGATCGAGAAATAGCCATCATATGTTCTACTTCTTCTCCTGATGCTCCTTTGCCAGGATCTACTTCCGGAATAGCCATTGCAGTTCTAATCATTCCTCCATAATCAAAGTCATTTGAATATGTATCCCCTGGGTTATATGCTTCTTTTAAAGTAGCTTTTTTCATACCATTAAAGGTATCAACTTCGTTTCCTTTTTTTACAGGAACCATCTGGTCGTTTTTGTTTACTTTATCAGATTCATTACCGACTAAATTAATATAATGAGAAGGATTTTTTTCTAGGTTGTCTTTTGCTTTTTTTTCAGCTTTAAAAAAGTCGTCTGCGTTAAGATTCATATGAGGCATTAATCCAGCTGCTTGTAACTCAATTCTTATACCTCTATCTAAAGCATCTAATGAATAAGTTAAGGCAGGTCTTTCATCGTATACTTTATTCTTTGTAGGTTTTTTTTCAGCTTTAGCTTCGTAAACTAATCCTTTATTTTTTAGAATTTGTACTGAGTCGTTAAATCCGTTAAATTGAGATATAACGTCAGGAAATTGTAGTCTCATTTGTCTGACGAACTCTCCTTTGGCCATCTTGCCTTCCTGGACGGCTCTAAATTTTTCAGTTGCTGTTTGTTGTCTCATGTCTATAAATAGTCAAATGCTTTAGTATGATATGGCCTATCTGGACGGCTAATTTTTTTGAAACCTAGACTCTTTGAAACTTTAAGAGCTTTTTTTGCTTTACCAAAAGCACCTGGTGTTGCATAATTTTCTCCAGCACCAGGGGTAAAAGAAGCAGATCCGCCAGATACGTTTGCTTCTTGCAATTCAGATAGTACTTCTCTTACTAATTGAACTACTTGAGACCTTGTCATAAGTTTTTTAATTCATTTACAAGGTCATAATATTGCATAAGATTAACTAAATGAGTATCATTTACTTTTTCAGTTTTAGTCAAAGGAGTAATACTTTTAATTACTTCTTGTAACTTAATCTTAACAACATCATCTTTTACTTTTTTTACTAATTGATTTACTTCCTTTAAAATATTTTCAAATTCTCTATTAACTAATTTATAAAGTCTACGATTCGAATTTACTGATGTAATAAATTCTTTTAAAATATTTTTTTGTTCTGGTAATAAATCTCTATACTTATCATTAAATTTTTCTAATAAAATTTTAAATGTAAGCATTTTTAAATCTTTGTCGTATTTACTGTAGTCTTCTATTAAACTATCTTTAACAGCTTCTTTTTCTTGAGGATTAGAAGTTAAATGTTCTAAAATAGTAAACTTGTTATCAACTAAAAATTGAGGGTCTACTAAACTACTATTATTTTGAGCTTCTAATAAACAGTATAACGCTGCTAGAGGTTTGTAATTTCTAACCTCCATACCGAAAAACTCTTCTAAATTATAATCTTTTTTAATTTCAGAAATGAGCTCATACTTTTGAGCTTTTAAAGTTTTTTGGTCTAATTTTCTTGAAACTTCAGTAATAGTAGATAAAACTGCTTCTGCCTTACTCTGTAAGAGCTTATTATTTTTACTTAAGAACTCATATAGTTTATACTCTTTTGCTAAAGTACTCTTATTACTATAGAATTTTTTAAGTATATCTATAGCTTTTGAGTCTTTATTATCTAGGGTATCAGCTGCTATTTGTTTAACTAACAGTTCAAATATGAGACCAGTATTACGATACTTCGAATGCTTTATCTTCATTATATACGTTTACTATTATAAATATGTATTATTTACCTAAATCCTTGATATTGTCTTCTTTTAATAACTTGCTATCGTCATCCTTAGATTTTTTGAAAACAATATCTTTCAACATATCTTTATTTTGTAGATAAACTTTCTCTGTAGACTTGGTTTCCATAACATTATCGTTGTCTGAAGGGTAGCCTCCTTTCATACCTTGAACTCCTAAAGGATCTCTTCCTCCCATAGGGTTATCGTTGGTACCATATATAGAAGCTTTTTCTCTAGGTCTTCCTCCTTCTGGTCCTGGTTCACCCCAATCTGGAGTATCTTCATAACCAACTGGGACTTCACCTGGGCCTGCACCTTTTGGAGTAGAAGTAGATCTTCTACCGTACATTGAGGCAAGATCATGAGGGGTACCGTAAGTAGTACCAGATTTAGCAGGATCATTTCCTTCTCCTTCTATTTGACCTATTCTAAATAGTCTTTTAGAATCTTCTCTAACTAAATCTCTCATTTCATTATATCTATCTTCAGACATATCAAATATATTTTCGTATATATAATCAGAAGAAAATAATTTAGTATCTTTCATTTGATTAGCTAAATCTACTTTTTCTTTTAATAGTGCAACTTTTTCTTGTTCGAAAATAATAGATGGGGTAGTAAGTTTAATTTCGAAATTGGTTAAACTTTCTCCTGTAAATCCTTGAGAATATAAATGAACTAAAGCTATTTTAGTTAACTCAGATTCCATTATTCGCTGTACTCTTTCTACTGTTCTAGCAAATCTTATATCTTCTGCAGCTAAAGTAGCTTTACCTTGTAAGTCTCCTTCATAGCCAAAATATGCTTTAGGTATTTTTAAAGCAGCAAACATTTTTTGTTGTAGATATTGAACGTCAGTTACTCCATCATAATCTAACCCTTTTGTAGTTTCTATTCTGGTAGATGTATCTCCTCCTCTTACAGGTAAGTAATAATCTTCCATCATGTTTTGTAAATTGAACTTAAGATTATACTGACCATTATCATCTACATAAGGAGTTTTTTTCATTTGATTAATAGTCTTTTGCATAAATTGCTCTACTTCATTAGGAGGAACATTACCTACATTAATATAGTACATCCTTTTCTCAGGAGCTCTCATTATACGATGAATCAACATTGCATCTTCCATCAAAGTGACTTGCTTAAATATCTTTCTAGCAGGTTCTAAATACGATCTACCATAAGGTAAGTAATGAGTATCAGATATTAATCTAAAGTGAGCTATTTCATAATTATCAAAATCAACTATTTTGTCGTTTTTCTTTCTTTTTGGTAAGTATTGAGGGTTTTGTGATGAAGCTAAACCGTCAGGGTCTAACTGAAATACGACTTTTGCAGGATTATCAGGGTCTTCACCTTCTCTTCGTACCATGTGATAAACAGTATAAGGTAAAACATTATATACTCCAAATTTTTCAGAGATTTCAAGTTTTAAAAAGAAATCCCCATACTTACACATATTTCTAGTCCATGACCATAAGTTAAACTCTATATTTAAAACATCATAAAATAAATTATAAAGTACTCTTTGTATATTTTCATCAGAAGATTTAATCGCTAATATTTCATTCTGATCATTTTTTACTGTAGCTTCATCTGAAAGTATATCTAAAGCTGATGCAATTAAAGGATCGGTGTCCATAGCTTCATAATCTGAGTATAGCTGAATCCTAAGTGTTTGGTAATTTAAATTAGGATTAAAAATATTTTTATTATTATAGATATATAATCTAGTAAATCTATCTATTAAGGAATTCGTCTGGTATCTACCTGTTCGTTGTATAGTATTGACATCAGCTATTTTAAGCTCATTGCCACCTACATTCCTTACTACAACATCTGAGGAAAATAGTCTTCGTAGTCTACCAAAAAGTGAAGTATCTGCCATTAAACGTTTAATTTATATATAAATAGTCTATTTTAGTAACCAAGTAATATCTTCCGTACCCCTTGGTGTCTTTATAAGATAAGGATTTTCTTTCTTATTTCCAACTGTTTTTATTACTGCTTGGTTTCTAGCGTTTAAATTAGTAAAAGAAGATAATTGAGCTCTAGCTAAATCCATTCCTTGTTGTCTTAACCTTAATGCTGTATCTCTAACATATAGAGCTGATGCGCAAGACATAATTAAATCGTCATTATATCTGGTTTGAGCTTGAGCTTTTCCGTTTTTCCATATGAAAACACGCATTTCTTGTAATAATCTTTTAGATTGAAACGTAACTGACTTTTCTCTAACGTATTCAATCATTTTTGCTATAACTAAAGGTCGTGTTCTCATAGACATAGTGAAACCAGGTACTAATTTATCTCTTTCATACTTATGCATATAAGATTCAACAGTATCTAATTGGTTAGTAGGGCTATAATATAGGTTTCTATACTCTCTTTCTAAAATTTGTTCAATAGTAGCCCATCCAATATTAGCATTTTCCACTACTAATAAAGCATCATTATACTCAGATGCTATTGCTACAAGTACATTACCAAAATCTTTAGGTGCTATTTTACCTTTATATTCAGCTACTTGAACACAACTATCTATATCGAATACATGAAATGCAGAATAGTCAGTAGAATCCCCTCTAGCTACGTCAGCACATACCATATATGATTTACTGTAATCAGCAGATTCCCAAATCCATAAATTACCATCAACTCCTCTTCTTTCCATAGGTTCTTTTTCGTAAGTCTGTTCATAGTAAGTCATATCTTCAGGTTCAAATACCGTATCTCCTGAGGCAAGAAAATCACAATCACATTCTTGGCCTGCCATTCTTGGACCTAAATCTGCATCTTGTTGTTCTCTCCATTTTTGGTCTCTTTCAGGGTGTACTGTCCATGGTAATCTTATAGGTATAAAACTATTTTCTTTCACTACTGCTTTTTCCCATGTGAGATGAAACCAGTTACCTACACCATTAGGAGTTGATAAAGCCATACATTGTCCACCTGTAGCTAATGTTTGTTGTGCTGCGGTAAACGTTTCATCAATATTATCTATAAAGGCTGCCTCATCAATTAGTAGTAACGATACTGCTTCTGATCTTGCTGCATCAGTATTAGAAGACTTAGCTGCTATCCTTGATCCATTTTTTAATCTTAATGATAATTTATTTTTTTCTACTGAGGGTAGTTTTAACCACTTAGGAAGCTGGTCATACATGAATATAACTTTAGTAACTAAGTTTCTAGCTGTAGCTTGAGTAGTTGCTAATGCTAATACGTTTTTATCTTTATGAAATATCATTAACCAGAGAGAATAAGCTGCTGATAATGTGGATATACCTAGCTGTCTTGACTTTAAAGTAATGAC